ACAACTTACACCCAGTGCAATTCTTGGATTGATTATTTATATATATATTTACTTAGTTAATCACTAAACTAAAACCTATTACGGTTAATTATAACGTGACACGAGTAGTGGTAAACACACACTTAGTGCCAAGTTTAATCCCACAATGGTAGCAGGTAATATCACCCCCGCATGTACCATTAAGTTCAGCGTGTCTAGTAGCGCAAAATCCAACGCTATGATTACACACACTAGTTTGTTGTTTATAAGGCTCTAGAACTTGAGCATCATAAGCTTCATATCGACCACTTTTGGGATAAAAGAAACCGAACGGCATAATAGAAAATTCGTGGGGTGGTATGCCCTTGTACACGAATCAAATATGAATTTAAACAGGACTATTCCAGTCGTAAACTCTACGATTATCGCAACGACAATATACGAACACCTTACAAATGGTGCAAACTACGATTTGTTCACAACAGAATCTGCAAATGAATGTGACCGCGTAAGGACACATTCAATTTACACACACAAATGGGTTGTGAGTTAGCCCATTAATTCCAAGTAAGAGCAAACTTGGTCTCAAATATCTCACGACTAAATACATTATCCATATTTATTAATTGGGTCATAATAGCAGTAGTACTATTCCAAAAGGCCACCTGGGCATCATTGATACCACCGGGAAACTCTTGTTTAGGATCCTTCATCTTTTCATCCTTTGAATAGTCTTTATAACTCAAAGCTAATTTTAACTGCTGGAACTTTCTGTCCCAATCGCCGACCATTTCACACACATACATACCGTGTGCTGGAAATTGTCGATCTAGAGAAAAGGGGCACTCGTCAAGTAATTTCACCAAACGTTCAAAAGCTTGTTGACGTTGCTCAACAATAGAAAAATTGACTTTTCTAATCTGTCTAATGGTATCCATAAGATCACTAACCCTGTACCACGGAGCCAAAGCAATAATACCAAAATTGGAAGGGATATTTTGATACGGCATTACAATTTCAATCGAAATCAAACAGTAATTTAACACAACTAATGAACCGTGAGTTGGTTCATGCATCCGAAGGAAAGATAGCCTGGAACGCTGCTATATACTCTGGCCTAGCGGCCACAATATCGCTAATACGCCTTACGAGTATCATCGCCTTCTTCACTTGCTCAAGCTTAGCTAATCCTGTCAATGTTGCATATATTACCACATTGTTGATTAATTCTTCAACCAACTTTGTGCCTTTATTTATAGACGCATATAAAGTCAATAATTGACTAGTAAAAGTATCATTGGTGCCATTTGCTGCACCAATATAAGCGGTGGACAACTTCACACGTATAGAGCTACCTATAACGCGTTGCATAGTAGGTATTCCAAATATAGGAAAACTCATATCATAGGTATTACTTATCATAGTGAGTCCTGGGTCGGACACGTCGTAGGAGATAATGGAATCACTATCAGTCTTTTCTGATTTCTTGGACATAATTAATTTAAATTAAGTCCTAGAACGTGAGTTGTTCTAAAAATCAGTATAAACATAACCATCATCACGCATGATAGTCATCGGCTCACGTATAACTTGAAAATAATGAAGATAGGTCTCTTCATCTATATGGCTAGCGCTTTGAATTGCTTCAAAGCAAGCTCTAGTCTCATCGATAGTGCTATGATATAATTCGGCATTGGCTATCAATACGTCATAATAGTCATCCCCTTGCACTTTGGAGACCCAATCTCTCAAACCTTTCTGATATTCAGTAAAATGTTCATAGGACCGAAACCGGTGAGAAACTAACTTGTTTACCTTCCTAAAAATGGATGGTACAATCAGCTTACCGCTTATGGTATTACCGCAAAATTCCGCGGTATCTCCTAATGAAAACTTATAATTGAGATCGACATACTGGCGAATATCCGTCAATCTGCCTTCATCAATATGAAGATTACATTGAGCCTTTATCCCGTCATCACCTTTACCAGCGATGACACTAGGTCCGTCACCACGCATAATATAATTATTTAATGGCATGGTCAAACCTGTCGTCCCTAAAAGTGTAGCTGGCTCGCCTGAAGTTTTCTCGTCATCTGCAACAGCACGCACATGACTTGATTGAATAACATATTGGGACTTGAAAGAGTAGTACAAGTCTAGCGCTAACAATGGACAATGCAATCGTTCAAAAACACATCGCTCTATAGCTTGAGTGAATTTGTTCTGCTTTGAATCACATTCAACAAGATCAGAAACCCCAATAATTGCCGTTGCCGGCACAGTTTCTAACATACTTGTCAAAGCTACTCTGGACATTTCTTCTGTCTCACGATTGTCATAGAAAGCGGTTGGTTTCAACACATCTTTAAATCGTTTGTTCATGATCCTCATAATACACCCAAAAGTCGCCTGGGCATCTTTAGACCATGCGCTAATTCCTTGACCTGCCTTGTACACATCGGGCACTCCTAGCACCTTAGGTTTATATATATCCTTAATATGAAACCTTACAACACGTGCATCAGTGTTGTCCAAACCTACAAATTGTTCAGCATAGTGTTTCGCCTTAGCTGCCTTTACAAACTCGTCAACTATTTGCTGCACCTCCTGTGGGTCAAAAGGAGGTACTTCTTTACAATGCTCAAAGAAGAATTCATCTACAATCTTTCTTGCGAGCAATTCAGCATCATGCGTAAAAGCATACTTAGTCTTCTTGCCAACATATCGGTCTCTTAAGACCTGCAACGTCTGAAAGGGCTTCTTAGCACCATAATGTAACCCTGTACCACCGCAAAAAGCACGATATTCACTAGTCAACTCAGCTGGCTTATGACGTTGTGTTAGAGGGGTGATGAAATCAGCATCAACCACACCATTTCGGAATCCTTCGCGCACCACAGTAGAAGGAATGTGGTTAAGAGAGGGGTTCGTGTCAATTTGCCCAGCATTACTAACCAAAGTGGACAACAAACTCAAAGCATCATATCCTGTCTGGATAGGTTTTGGCTGAACCTGCAACGGTATAGGCAAAGCCTCAATAGATGCAACTGTCTCTGGTGGTGTAGGCACATACTGTGTCGTCACGTCCCTATACTCTTGGGAGCCATGTGGCTCACCAATCACTGGTGATGACACATACTCTTGAGCTAAAGGCGGTGTACCAGGTCCATGAACCCCAGGTAAACTAGTTATATAGTCCTCCACTATATTGAAGGAAAAATCACTAGCACAGACAATACCTTCACTGGCCATTGCTAGTGTGACGTCGTCAGAGAAAATACCAGAGGAGACCGATCCGACTTTCTTGGCAAAGTTTGAGTTATCAATTGCATTATCATGCAATTCTTCTAACACTTGATCAACGTCAGCACAAACACGATCAAGAAACCCTGCAACCTCCGGTGAAGTAATAGTGTCCTTTGTGATTCCGACATCATGACAAGGCAACTTCGTATAATCAATCGATTCTAGACCCAAAGATGCAACAAATTGTTCTGCTCGCTCAGAGCGATCAGTAACAAGGTACAATTTCTTCTTGTGACGCGACAAGGCAACCCTAGCCAAATGTGGGTTGGTCATTAGATCTCTGTCAAGCGTATTTAAAAACAACGCCACAACGTCACTATCACCTCCTTGATTAGCACGTACAGTATTTCTGTCAAGCTCATGAAGAGCGCAAGATGCTGCAGAAAAACCCATGCACCTCATAGGAATATCAGGTAACTCTGGTGCCTCTATCACTTCAATGGACACTCTAATCTCCTGATTTGGTTTTGGTTCCATATCATACCCGTAATTTTCGTTCAAAATGCAAATTGCATCAATAGGATTACGGAAATTAACTAACAAGGTATGTGTCCCTAACTTATCTAGTGGGACATGATTGCCGATATACAAACCTTCATCTGGTTCACGAACTTGGGTTTGTTCTTTATCGCCAACTATAAACACCTCTTCTGTGCCGTTAAGTTTACAAGCCATCATAAGGTATTCATAAGGGAATGATGAGTATTCATCCAAAAATATACGTTTGTGACCACGCGTCTCCATGGCTCGATGAGTTGTCTTAAAATTATAATCCATGGTAGTTCCATCTCCCATGTCTATACCAGTATAATCTGATCGCAACTTCGTGAACGGTGCCAACACCAAATCACGTTGGTCAGCCAAAGTTCGAATGATAAAGGACTTGCCAGTTCCTGGTCCTCCACTAATGTGGTGCATACGAACCCTATGCGAAAACCCCACAACAGGCATATTATCTTTGGCACGTTTCTTAACTGCTGCCAAGCCAGCTGGATCATTGTCAGAGTCGATCAATTTATTGGCCAATTGTGACAATTGTTCAGTGGTCATTACCATATCAACAAAAGTTTCAGCATGAGCGCACAAAACCTTTTGTTGTCCTAACTTCCCATGAAGCGAGGCACAAATTGGACACGAAGGTAAGTTATCATCCTCTTCCCTAGGGAATACTGGAGCAAAAACTACTTCTCGAGATTCAGATCGCAACGTCCAGGCCTTTTGCAAAAGCTCAGGATTAACAGACTTGACTAACTTATCCGTTAAATTTTCCGAGAACACCCAATGATACAACTCAATTAGGTCCCACATCCAAAACAACATAGGCCACGTGACGGCAGCAAAAGCTCGTTTGATTTTGTCATACACGCCAGTTATATCAAGATTTTTAACTGCCAGAGACGTTTTGTCCCTAATTAGCTGGGCATACACCCAAACAGTTAAAGCGAATTTATAATAGTCAGTCTTTTCAAGATCCCACGGAGCAAGCAGTTGTTGAGCTACTAATGATGCTCCACCTCCCCTACGTCGGATAAAAGTCATGGCTGTTTCAACAGTCATTGACTTGACATCAATACACAATAGGTAATTCAACAGTTCAAAGAATTCACTTTCATAAACCGAAAAATACACCAAATCATTGTGACGACGGCCTGTCTTCAGATCGACTGAGGCCATGATGTCTAAAACCTGAACATAACACATATGGTCAGGCAACGCCACCGGGCGAACTATCATTTCGCGGTTGGTAGCACGTATCAATTTAAAAATTGCAAAAGGTCCTAAGCGGGCGATGATTTCGACCACCAAAGAGAAACCAAAACAACCTTGTTGAGCAATGACCGGGGACTCCAACAGGAGCTTCCATGAGGCCTTTTTGTGTGTGTAGCCATTGGCATACCCACCATGAAAGGTCAAAGTTAGCATTCCGTCAGCTTGGTCATATATATGATAAAGCCCGTTCGCTGGTAAATCAGGAAAGGCAAGTTCCAACGGGAGTAGGGCATAACCCACTCCATAATTGGCACCAGTCTTCTCAAAGATCGAAAGCAAATCGTGCTTTGACAAATTATAAATGCTGTCTTCAAAGATCAGCATTTCAGAGCGTATAGGATTAGTATGATAGCGGCTGGGTTTATCCCCAAGCTCGCAATAATCCTGTAACATGTTCTGTACATTATTGTACCGGACTAGAACACGATTAGGTAAAGTGCGACCAACCACACGAATACGGCGGTCGCGACGATCAGTTTTCCTGCGCAGATTGCCAGCCATATCGGTTAGCACCGCTAGGACTATTCTATCATAATCCTTAGCTTCACTGCCATGCAGATAAAAATGAATTGAGGGGTTGCTGTCATACAGCTTCATCTCCCTCATAGCAGCTCCAACGACTAACGCGGGGACTGCAGAATGGGACACTTTCAAGGTACGTTCGTACACCTGACGGGTCAAATTGCGCAAAGCCAACATGACAGGATGGTCAGTTACGGCATGCACAGCTGGTTTAAAAACCAATGGAACATGTACGTGTTTTTCAACAGTAGATCGATGCATACGGCTGAGATAAACGTCACATACGTAACAAGCTTTAAGCGAGTCACGAAAAATGGTTCCAGCTTCACTAGAACCAAGGTTAGCCGCATTTGCGGCAGTTGAAATATCGAGTATTTCCTGAGGATTAAGTTTTGCCATTGCCAAAAACAATCTGTGATACACTTCAATACTAATGTTCAAACTTGCTAAGTTGTGCGACGTTTAATTAGTGCAAACAGCAAGTTTTCCAATGTTTTCGGTGTATTTTGAGACTGTTAACCCGGGCTTGTATGGA